GAAGATCTGAAAAAATTTATCGAAGACATAATCTCAGATATGGTTGAAACTGGAGAACTTGAAGCAGGTGAAAGCGCTGGAGAGGAAGAAAGTGAAGACGTAGATGTTGATGTAGATGTTGAAGATGAAGAAGAAGTAGACTTATCTGAACTTCTTAAAGAAATCGATGACATGGAAGAAGGTATGAATAAATACTATGAAGACGATGTTGACGAATCTAAAGAAGAATTAGATGAGGCTGAAGAATTAGATAATGCTGAAATTAAAGCTGAACTTGCTAAAATTAAAGCTGCCGCTGAAAAAGAAGGAAAATTAGACGAAGGTTTATTAACTGAAGCTTTTAATCCTTTTGACCCTAGTGTTTTAGAACAGGTGGGGATGATTTTAGCAATGAAAAGTGTAATCCCAGCAGCATCTATGGCATTCTTAGCAGGATGGGTAGCTAAAGTAGCAGCAATGGGTGGAGCTATTGGATTTGCAGCTAGAAAAATCATCAAATTTTCAAAGAAAGTAATAGCAAAAGCTAAAGGTGAAAAAACAGTATCTGATCTTAAGGAGGCATATGAGACAATTGAAACACTTCAAAAAGAATTAAAGGAAATCAATTTATTAAATGCTAAACTTCTTTATACTAATAAAATATTTAAGTCTAAAAACTTAAATGAAACACAAAAAGTTAAAGTATTAGGTTCATTTGATAATGCAACTAATGTAAAGGAAACGAAATTGGTATATAACACTTTAAACGAAGGTATTAAAGTTACAAAACCATCAATTGAGAAAACTTTAGGTAGAGCATCTAAATCAACCAATATGTCTTTAACTACTAAAAAACCAATCGTTGAGTCAAACGATACATACTTACGTATGCAAAAATTGGCTGGAATAATTAAATAATTTAAAACTAAAAAACGAAAAAATGTCAAACATTAATTCATTACTCGAAAGCTCTGCTGCCGGTTGGAAAAACATGCAGAGTGATGCCGCACGAATGGCATCAAAATGGGGCAAAACTGGACTTTTAGAAGGTCTTAGCTCTGAAGTCGAGAAAAATAGTATGGCTTTGATCTTAGAAAACCAAGCAAAACAACTAGTTACTGAAGCTTCTTCAACTAACCAAGGTGGTGCTACGTTTACTGCAGGTCAAGGTGCTCAATGGGCTGGTGTAGCTCTTCCATTGGTAAGAAAGGTATTTGGTTCTTTATCATCTAAAGAATTTTTATCTGTTCAACCAATGAATCTACCATCAGGTCTTGTATTTTTCTTAGATTTCCAATATGGTCAAAACAAAGAACTTAACTTTGGACCTGCTGGAGATGTTTATAGTGCAACCGCTTCTATGTACGGTGACACAAACCCAGGTGCTGGAACAGACCCAAATGGTGGTCTTTATGGAGCAGGTAGATTTGCTTACTCTATTAACCAATTCTCAGCATCCGTAACTCCAACATGTACTACAGCTTCTTGGTCTGATTTAGACTATGCTTCTGATTTATCTGCTTCTGTTGCTGCTGGAGAATTTACTAAAGTAGCTGTAGCTGCTTCTGGATTATCTAGACCAGATCATAAAGGTGTAAGAGCATTTGTTGTTTCTTCTGGTTCAACTGTAAGTAAAGCTTCAACTGCTTTATTATTACCTCAGTATACAAATTCAGATGGTACAACTATTAACTTTATCTTTACAGGATCTGTTAATACTGCTAATGTTCCAAGTGCTTCGGCTGCGGATCAAATTGTATTGTATAACCAACAACCAACAGATGATCACAGAGGTGACTTTGAAGATGCTGATGGTGCAGGTCGTCCAAATGCTGAATCTGATACAACTTGTTGTGCAGGTGACCAATTAGCTATCCCACAAGTTGATGTTAAACTAAAAAGTGAAGCTATTGTTGCCAAAACAAGAAAATTGAAAGCACAATGGACTCCAGAGTTTGCTCAAGACTTAAATGCTTATCAATCATTAGATGCTGAAGCAGAATTAACTTCTATCATGAGTGAGTACATTTCATTAGAAATTGACTTAGAAATGTTAGATATGTTAATCCAAGACGCTTCTGCAGCAGATGAGTATTGGTCAGCTAAAGGTAATAATTACCTAGCGGCAGATAAATTATCTTGGAAAACAGATCTTGGATATTATAACACACAAGGCCAATGGTTCCAAACTTTAGGTACTAAAATGCAGAAAGTTTCTAATAAAATTCACCAAAAGACTCTTAGAGGTGGTGCTAATTTTATGGTAGTTTCTCCAACAGTTGCCACTATTCTTGAATCAATCCCAGGATTTGCTTCAACTTCAGATGGTGATGCAGCTCAAGCGAAATATGCATTTGGTATCATGAAAGCAGGACAATTAAACAACAGGTATAATGTGTTTAAAAATCCATACATGACTGAAAATGTAATTCTAATGGGTTACAGAGGAAATCAATTTCTTGAAACAGGTGCAGTATTCTCACCATATGTTCCATTAATTATGACTCCTCTAGTGTACGATCCAGAAACTTTCACACCAAGAAAGGGTCTATTAACTCGTTACGCTAAGAAAATGATCCGTCCAGAATTTTATGGTCGTATCTTTGTAAATGATTTAAACACTCTATAAGAGATAAATAATCATAAATTTTAAAGGAGCCAAACGAAAGTTTGGCTCTTTTTTTTTTGCAATATTTATAATTAAAAGTTATAATATGTCAAAACAAAACACAGAAAAACCCACCCCAAAAGGTTCAATTAAATTTTCAATATCTCTTTCAGAAGAACAAAAAGTGGCTAAACAAGCTATACTTCATCACCCATATAATTTTATAGTGGGAAAAGCAGGTAGTGGTAAAACAATGTTGGCATGTCAAGTTGCACTTGATATGTTTTTTAAAAGAATGATAAATAAAATAATTATAACACGCCCTACTGTTTCAACCGAAGATAATGGATTCCTACCAGGTTCTGAAAAAGAAAAAATGGAACCTTGGTTAGTACCTATTCGTTCTAATATGAGAAAAATTTATAATAAACCTCATATTTTAGAAAAAATGGAAACGGATGAAAATATTGAATTAGTTTCTTTAGCTCATTTTAGAGGTAGAACATTTGAAAATTCTGTAGTAATAGTTGATGAATTTCAAAATTTAACAAGATCCCAATTAGGAATGGCATTAGGTAGATTAGGTAAAGGTTCTACAATGATATTTTGTGGTGATAACCAACAAATAGATCTAAAAGATAAAAATTACTCTGCAATCCATGACATGGCAAAAATTGTAGAATCAGAATATGTGTATAAAAGAATACTACTTGATAACCATAGACACCCAGCAATTGATGAAGTCTTTGAAATGTTAAGTGGAATGTAATTTTTCCAACATTTCTTTATATTTATAATAAAATATAAAGATGGCTTCTACTCTGACTCCTACATCATTTAATATAACAATTACTGAAGAGCAAATAGTTAGAAATAATATAGTTAAACATGAAGTAACACAAACTATAGGAAATATTACTAATGTTGATCATAGAATACTAACATGCCCTGTTAGTACATCTATTGATATATTTAATATTAATGGATTACACCCAGGAGCAGGAACATTTCCTTCTAGTAGTTTAAAATATGTTCGTATATCTAATTTAGATAACACACATAATGTTGGTATAACAGTTAGTGGTTCTCAAGGAAAATTTGTTCAAAATTTACCCCCAACCGCATCAATGTTTTTATTAAGCTCAGAAATTGCTTTTGAAGATTTTAGTGGTAGTTTTAATGATGATATAGCATATGTTCAAGTATATGCCGTAAGTGAAAGTGTAGATATAGAATATACTTTAGTAAACTCTTAATATTATGAATATACCTATTTGGCCTGGATCTAGTTCTTTTGCACCTGGTAATACACCTTTTGGATTTTATGATAATGAATTAGACTTCCAAACTGATATTGATAAATTCTCAGTTTTCGCTTCAAGACGTCTAGGATATCCTTTAGTAGAAATAGAATTACAAGATTTAAATTTTTATGCTGCTTTTGAAGAAGCTATAACTACATATGGTAATGAAGTTTATGCTTATAAAGTAGCTGATAATTTATTATCATATGAAGGAGCCCCAACAACAGTAAACCCAGGTAATGATGAATTAGTTCAAGAAAATTTTGCTAATATAGTTCGTCTTTCAAATCAATATGGAGAAGAAGCAGGGGTTGGGGGAACTGTTACTTATCATAAAGGTATTTTACCTTTAACTGCTAGTAGACAAACTTATGATTTAAATGCTTGGGCTAAAAGTGAAGGAATTGAAGGAGGAATAGAAATAAAAAGAGTATATTACGAAGCCCCACCAGCTATAAATAGATACTTTGATCCTTATGCAGGATCAGGAACAGGTATGGTCGGTATGTTGGATAGTTTTGGATGGGGAGGATACTCACCAGCAATTAATTTTATGTTGATGCCTATTAATTATGATATGCAAGTTATTCAACAAATTGAATTTAATGACCAAATAAGAAAAGCACAATACACATTTGAATTAGTAAATAATCAACTAAAAATATTTCCAATCCCAAGAACTAGTGGGATGACTAATTTGTGTTTTCAATATATTTTATTAGATGATAGAAATCAACCATATGTTGATAAAAATGGTAGAGATATCATAACAAATGTATCAAATGTTCCTTTTGAAAACCCTAATTATAATAAAATTAATTCAATAGGTCGCCAATGGATATTTGAATATGCATTAGCAGTAACAAAAGAAATTTTAGGATATGTTAGAGGAAAATATGCATCTATCCCCATCCCAGGTGCAGATATTGCATTAAATCAAGATGCTTTAATATCAGCAGCAACATCAGAAAAAGAAAGATTAATAGAAAAATTACGTAATTATTTAGAAATTACATCTAGAGAAAAATTATTAGAGAAAAAAGCAAACGAAGCTGAACACCAAAATAAAACTATGGGTCAGGCTCCGATGAATATTTTTATAGGATAATATGGCATTATTTGGATCTATACGAGACGCATCATTATTTAAACATCTTAATAGAGAGTTGTTATGGGATATTGTTACTCAACAATGTGCTATATATAAAATAAAATCAGCTGAAACTAAAGTAAATATTTATGGTGAATCATCAGGTGCTAAATATTATCATGACCCTATATTATTAAATACTTTAATAGAACGAGGGGAAATGGAATCTCCAACAAATGATTTTGGTGTAGATTATTCTCGTGAGGTGACATTTAAATTTTTTAGAGATGATTTAGTAGATGCTGATATTGTCCCTGAAGTAGGAGATATCATTATGTATTATAATGACTATTTTGAAATCGATAATACAATAGATAACCAATTATTTGCCGGAAAAGACCCTAAATACCCTTATGATATAAACCCACTTAACCCAGGATTAGATGGGTTTGGGATGGATGTTTCTATAATATGTAAAACCCATTACACATCTGCTGATAGAGTACAAATTACTAAAGAAAGAATATAATGTCTGAATTATCTCCAACTCAAAAGCTTGATATATTTAATGTAGTTGTTTATAAAAAATTTAATAAATCAAGGGACATTAATGAAAATCAATTATTAGACATGGTCCAAACCCAAACAGATTATGGGGATCCATATGAATATTCAAACTTTACCCCTCTTATTTGGAGTGAAAATAATACTTTAATTCTTAATTTTAAGAAAAAAGTTTAATAAAGTTTAAAAATATTTACTAATAGTTTTATATTTATGATAGTATGGCAAAAAATAAAAAACCAGTTCCTAAATCACAAAGACAAATATCTAATGAACAGATAAACCCTTATATATTCCCTGAAACTGGGGAATCATATGGTAATCCTAATATTCCCTCTAATTTTGATCAATTTACTTCAAAAGATCAAAGTGGAAACGATTTTAATCGCTCAGAAAAATTATCTTTTAAAGGGGAAAAAGTAAAACCTTTTACTATTGGTTTACAAGATATAGATGAAGCTATTTTATATTATTTTAAAAATATCATCCAACCATCTGTATATCAAAATGGTACTAAAATAGAAGTTCCTGTTATATATGGCTCTCCTGAAAGGTGGAAATCTACACAAAAAGAAGGATATTTAAGAGATAAAAAAGGAAAAATAATGTCACCTATTATTATGTTTAAACGTGATAGTATGGAAAAACTTCGTAACGCTGGAAATAAATTAGATGCTAATTTTCCTCATTTATATACAAGTTGGAAAAAACATTATAACCCTAAAAATTCTTATGATAATTTTGCAGTTTTAACAAATAGAAAACCTGTAGAACAATTTATAGTAAATATCATTCCTGATTATGTTAAATTGACATATAATTGTGCTATACAAACTTATTATGTAGATCAACTTAATAAAATAATAGAAGCAGTTAATTATGCTTCTGATTCTTATTGGGGGGATCCTGAACGTTTTAAATTTAAAGCATCAATCAATTCATATGATACTCCTTTAGAATTAGTAGTAGGACAAGATAGAGTAGCTAAAGCAACATTTTCTATTAACTTATATGGACATATCATTCCAGATAATATTCAAAAAGAACTTAATTCTATTAGAAAATATAATAGTAAAGCTCAAGTCATTGTTACTCTTGAAACTTCTAATTCAATAAATGAACTAAATAAAAAATTAGATAGATAAAAAATATCGACATTACAAGGAAAAACTAAAATTAAAAGAAAGGGTGTTCATTCAAAAACTAAACAAAGCAAAAGCAAAAATAGCAAAAATTATACTAAACCTAAAAAAGGATAGGGGAAGTAACATGATTTTTATAATATTTATAAATAAAACATTAAATAATGGCTAAGAAACTTTCCAAAGCAGGCATAGTTAGTTTAAATATTGTTAGACCAGGACATGTGTCTCAATCTGTTGATGCTTTTACAGGAATAGATGATTATGATATTTCTTTATCTGGATCTTTTAGAGTAACAGGCTCAACCTTCCTTTCAGGCTCAACATTTATTAGAGAACTTTCAACAGGTTCTCAAGCATCACTTGTAACAATAAATCCAACTACAGGAGAATTATTTCAAACAGCTTCTTCAGCTTTTTTATCATCATCAGTTGCAAATCCAATTGCTGGAAATGATACTGATATTCAATTTAATCAAGTTGGTGTACTTGGAGCAACTGGTTCATTCCAATTTTTATACTCTAAACAAAGTTTTAAACAAGGTATGAACACAACAGTCCAATCATCTGGTTCTCATGCCGAAGGAAGGGACACAGTTGTTAGTGGAGATGCGGCACATGCTGAAGGATTTACATCAAAAGCAACTGCAGGATATTCCCATGCAGAAGGCCAGTTCACCTTATCCTCAGCAAGAAGTGCACATGCTGAGGGGGCATATACATCTGCTTCTGCTCAAAGTGCACATGCTGAAGGTCAATTAACTCATGCATCTGGGATTCAAGCTCATGCTGAAGGAAAAAATACATTAGCTAGCGGAGAAGAATCTCATTCTGAAGGAAATAAAACTACATCTTCTGGGAATTTTTCTCATGCTGAAGGAACAGGATCTATTGCTTCAGGAGCAGGATCACATGCCGAAGGGGCAGTAACTACTACAAATGGAGCATATGCTCATTCTGAAGGGTTTGGAGTATTAGCCCAAGGAACTGCAGACCATGCTGAAGGATATCTAACTACAGCATCTAGTGCAAACTGGCCTGCTGGTGGAGGAGTAGCTATAGCTAGCCATGCTGAAGGTCATACAACTAAAGCTTTTGGAATTGCTTCTCATACAGAAGGTCTTCTTTCAATAACTTCTGCATCTTATGCTCATGCTGAAGGAACTCAAACATTAGCAAGAGGGGATGGATCACACACCGAAGGACAACTTACTACAGCATCAGGAGTATATGCTCATGCTGAAGGATTTCAAACTCATGCAAGTGG